CGGACTTTAACAAGTGGTTTTCATCAATGGTTTTCACACCAGTGATGCGGAAACACTTGGCCAGGGCCCCGAATCCATCTAATGGATCCGGGCATCGCTTTACCTTCGAAACGAGAGTATTGATTTCTCGTCTCTGAAGGTCTGAGTTAAAGCGAGTTGGTGGATAATGGGTGCTGAATCCATATCGACCAAGAAGGCCACTATCGTCCTTAGTCTGAACTAAGGGGCCTACAATACTTTCCACTGTATTGTAGATCCTCTCAGCAGTCTTCCATAGACCAGCAGCTTCAAGCTGCCGCCCCGTGGAGATTGATGAGACGATAGCGTTAACGTCACGCCTGCTTATTGGTAGATCTTTACGCAGATAGATCGGTTTCACCGATCTACCATTGTAAAAATCACCTCCACAAGATTCTCTAAAGTATCCTTTAGAAAAACTCTTGTGGTGGTTCACCTTAAGTCCCATGGACTTAAGTCCCCAATAAGCACTCTGCACCTGTTCTACTGGGATCACTATATCGTCCCCGTAGACATACACTCTTCTACTCTCTTTGTAGACAGTAGAGGGTGTTACAGGCAAGCCTAAACTGTAGATCCTAGCCGAGACGATGGTCACAAAGAAGACCAGAGCCTCAACTGGGAAACATACAGCTGAGCCCATAGACGCAAACTTTCTCAATGGTATAACTTCACCATTGGGAAGTTTTGCATACTGCGATCTGCTTGCATCAAGTAGGCCCCAAAGTACGGGATCTACCCGAAATAAGCGCTTCGCAGTAGAATAAGACACTCTATCTGAAGCCTCGGATAAGTCAATAGTTGACAAATCTCGAGTAACAGAAGAGAGCCGAGCTAAGCCTTGGTTCACGGACTGGTCCGTAAAGTTTACACGACCAGCTGTGTACCGAGACTTACCCTCAATTCGAGGGACGAGCCATGCCATGAGAGCCTGTTGCATATACTGATTATGCAGAGGTTCAATAGCAATGATTCGCGGTGTCTTAAGCGTCTTGGGTACGAGAGTCACTTTACAAGGTGGCTCCCGCAAGTGAGCGTGAATTGCTGTTGATGCATAAGCATCAACCGACTCTGAAGACGGATATATTCCGAATTCGGATATCGGAGCAACTTCTTCAAGTCGCTCAGTCCAGTCGAGGTTTAACCATTTCTGGTTACCCCTCTTCCGCTCGACAACAACTCCAGGTCCATGCTTTGGAACAAGTTCCTCATACATGGAATTGGATACAAAGGAACTGACAATGATGTCAGCTACTTTCCCAAACGTCTCGTGAAAACGATCCGTATGGTTGTAGTCGAGAATGTCACGCTCACACTCAAGATAGGATACGATGGCACGTTCTTGACGTTCTTCCGAACAGTCACGTACAATCTTCTTTGCAAAAAGGCAGATCTGCCTAATCGCAAATATAGATTGAGAACGTACTTCATCGTGTTGCCTATCTAAAAGCGTGCCTTGCTTACTAAACACATTGAACATGTGCCCCTGCAGAAAAGCAGGAACGCAAGCCCCTTTCGCGCGGGTGAAACCGCGAAAAGAGGCAGGGTCAATCCTACCATCTTCAAGACTTCTTTCGAAGTCAGAACAGAAGGCAGGAAGAGTGATAGTGAAGAAGCTATCACCCTCGTGTTTAGATCTTCTTAGGACAGTTTCTAAGTCCTTTGAAGAGTCGGTGCAGCCGCTTCTTCCAG